GACGACTAGGGTGTCAGGTTGGCGCGGCCACAGTTCTGCGCAATCGAATTGTGCGTACGCTTGGTGCCCGGTGTCGATATAAAAAATGTTTGGCGCTTGCGGTGGCACCGGTATCGCCGCGTTGCCGCCCTGATCTATCCGCGGCGCGATGATCGGGACATCTGGGCGCTGCTCCGCAATGATCGCCGCATCAACGTGGTAATGCGTCACGGCGTAGAACTCGTCCAAGCCAAGCCGGGTGCCAACAAAGTTCGTTGCAACGATCAGCCGGTCAGACCAGAACCAACGCGGCACAAAGTTCAGGCTCGCACCCGACCCGAGAACCCAAGCCGTCTCACCCTTGCGCGAGCCACGAAACCCGGTCACGTCCGACGGTAGGGTTAATCCCATGTCAGTCTCCTGCGCCGTTCCAACGACCAACCGGAATGATTGTGCTCCGAGTAGTACGCCTGATTAGCGGGGAACGTCACAAGGTTACGTTCCGACAAGTTACCCACCTGCAAAGTACTAGAGTTGCGGTGCGCAATCTGAATGTCGGAACGCACTACACGCACACCGGACGCAAGGCATCTGTCCTCGTAATCGTTATCCTCGAAATAGGCGGGGTAGTATGCCTCGTCGAACAAACCAACGTTTGTGACAATACCTTCACCTAGCGCGAACGCTGACCACGGTTGCCACCCATCCGCGAGGATCACCGAACCGGTTTCCGCTTGTTTATCAAACTTCTCTAGTGAACCTGCAGGCCACTCGACATCGAAGTTCACGATCAGCCACCACGGTGCAAACGGTGCCGCCTTGATACCAAGGTTCCATGACCCGGCAACACCAAGGTTCGAGGGCATCTTAATAACCTTCGTTGACTGGACATGCTCCACCGGCCAACCGGTCGAAGTGTTCAGGCAATCACCGTTGTCGATGATGATAAGTTTCGACACCGGGTAGTCGATACTCGCAAGCATCTTGTACAACAGTTCTGGTGTGTTAAGTATCGGGACGATCATCACCGGGATCATGGCAGCGCCTTGATAACTGGTTTCCAAAACTTGTCGTACACGTAATCCGCGTCGTACTGTGCAGCGAAATTTATTGCCGTCAACGACCGTTCCCGGCCACGCTGATACGCCTCCTCCAAAGCCTCAATGATCGAAGGTATCTGTGGTGAGAACATCCACGCTTTTTGCATCGCATCCCACCACGGCTGACCTTCAACAAGCCAACCATCACCAACGAGTTCCGGTGACGCGGTTGCGTTCGACACGATCACCGGTGTGCCGCACGCTTGCGCCTCCACAACGGGGATACCGAAACCTTCACCCATTGACGGTTGCAACAACACATCCATTGCCGTGTAAACGGACGCGAGAACATTACTCGGGACACCAACACGGAACGCGTACTGCTCCACGAACTTTATTTTCTCGTCCGGTATGTTGCACGCTGCCGCTAGTTCTCGCAGGTTGATGCCACCCATACCGCCACGGTCCTCCGTGTGTACGTACAAAACAACGTCGTCGTGTTTCTGCTGCCACATTGAGAACGCGAGGAACGCTTCGGGGAAACTTTTACGGTTCGGTGCAATACCTTTATTCGCTGACACCATCCCGACAACAAACTTGTCGTCAGGTATGCCCATGAACTCGCGCCCGCTCATTGTCGCGCCGGTCGCTAACTCAATATCTGTTGCTGGGTGAAAGTCTTTCTCAATGGCGTGCGGCACATACATGCACTCAATGTCACGATCCTCAAGCATCTGCTTACCGAACAGTGACATCGCGACCGGTGTTACGTTCGGTCGTGCACACCAGTCCGCGACCTTCGGTGGGATTGGCATGTGATCTATCGGCACCCATGATGCAATCGAATCGACCGCATCCCACGGTTCACCCTTAAACACCCACACGTCAAACAACGTCATCAGCAACGGGTCGTGTTTCGGGTTCGTGTGTTTCCACGCCTCCATGTGCGCGGGCACAACATCGTTCGAGTACATGTCGAAACCGCGAGGGAACTGTTTAATGCCTTGCCACTCGAACGAGGTACCTTCGAGCCCGAAGTTACTTGCGACCGCAACCTTGTGACCGGTGCGGTGTAAACGTTTCGTGACTTGCGCGGTTTGTGAACCGTACCCAGTTTCGGCCCAAGGTGAGTTCGATGCCCACAGAATTGCTCGCATGTTTTCTGACCTTTCGCAGGCCCGTTGGCCGGTCACTCACCCTGCGATAATGAGCGACCGACCAACGGGGGTAATGGAATTACGTTGCGGCGCCCACAAAGTGCTTCACGTGTGAAGTCTGAGGTAGGTTGCCGTCAACCCGGTAGGAACACCGGAACGTCACCAAGTCAGCAGAGAAGGCGAAGTCGTCCGAACGATCCAAACGAATACCACCAACGGTGCGAACGTAGTAAGACGGGAAATGCCCGGCGATGACGGACTTGGCCGAAGCGCCGATTGCTGCCATAGCCGGGTTCTCGATGAGCGGGTAACCAAGTACCCGGTCAGGAGTTGACTCCGACATCGACGGCTGGAACACAAACTGCCCCGCACCGTCCTGAAGGACGCGCATCGCAGCGATGCTCGAACCCTTCGCCATGAAACCGAACCCGGGCAGCGCACGCGCAGCCGCATCGGTTGAGTACAGCAGGTTCACCAGATTGGTGTAGGTGAATCCGCCGGTGGCCGCTAAGCCGGTGCCGCCGATGAGAGCAGAACCGGACGCGGTCACTATTCCGGTCGGTTCCACAGTCCCGGTGCCAGTCGTGAGCGCCGTGTTCACCGCGAACCCGAGAGCGTTCCCGCAGTTCATTGCCAGCAACGACAGCACATCCACGCCGCTGTCTTCCAGCAACTCCCGCGATACCTGCGTGAGGAACCCGTACTTGTAGGCGCTCAATGTGATGAACGCGCTGAAGGCCGGGTCTGACTCGCCGAAGGTTGCAGCCTCAGAGTTCACGGTTCCGGTCGAGTAAGTGGACAGGCGTGGGATCTGAAGGTTCTCACCACCAGCGGTTGCCAGTTCAGTTGACACAGCAAGCATCGGGCCGGTGGCGCGAGCAAGCATGATTACCTGATCGTAGAACGAAGTTGGTACCGGTGACCCGGTGCTGCTCTTCGTAATGTCCCGCTTCTCGAAGTTGGCGGAACGGATCTCACCACGGGCCAAAGCACGGATCGTGTCCGCGTCGTTGGTTTGTGGCTTCGCGAACTCGATGGGACGGATCTCGTCCTGATGAGCCGCTTGCGCCGCACGAACTTCTTGCTCCGCTGCTGCCATGCTCTTTAGTTCGTCAATCATCTTTGTGCGGCGACTGAACTCTTCGTTCGCACGGTCAAACGTTACTTGCTCATCAACGGTCATCGCACGGTCCTCAGATGCGGCGGCGTCAACAATCGCCTTCGCGACCTCAAGGTCTTTCGCGCGAGCCTCGAATTGTGCTTTCAAGACATCCATTAGTTTCCTTAAATAGTTTCGGTTAGGTTTGTGTCGGCTCCGACACGATCACACCGGCGGCTCCGCCTAGTGTGGAAAATTATGCTGACGCCTGCAGCGCCATGAGTTGCACCATCTGCTTCGCAAGAGTTAGACCGTGCTGCTTCTGCTCCTCAATTTTCGGGGCAAGAATATCAACGATGCCACGCAGCAGGTCCGCTTGGTCGGATGTCAACCCGTCCTCCGACTCCAACGCGGCGAGTGCGAGGGCTAGTGATTCGGGGTCGGCGTCGGTGCGATGCGCCAGTTTCCTTACCGTTGCCGACGTCGCAGCGTAAGCGGGTTGACCTGTCACCACACTCACCTCATGCAACCTTACTTCGGTCAGGGTGCGCCGGTCACCGGACGGGGACCACATGTCACCGCCGCGAGGAACGGAGAAACCAAACGACATCGAATCCGCGACACGTGTCTCCAACAGCACGGCAAGGTCACGGCCAGTGGTTGTTGCCGGCAGGTCCGCTTCGGTGAGTAAACCTTTCTCATCCTCCATTAACCGCAACGTGCCGGAACGTGTTGACGCCAACAGGAGTGTGTCATCATGGTTGACGTACATGCGAATGTTGTTGCGAGACTTCAACGATTTATGGAACGCACCCGGTTGTATTTGCTCAATGAACGGCAACGGTTCGGAGTCGGAATTGAACACGGCAGCGTAACCGCGGAACGACATGCCGTCACCCTGCTGACGTATCTCGAAGTCTTGCATGACAAGTTCGCGTGTCTCAATGGTCATTGGTTTCTCCCGATCCGTTTCCTGTTGAATCATTTCCGCTTGCCGCTGAAACCAGTCACGTGCCGGTGCCGGGTCAAGCGGGTTGATGCCCCACAAGTAATGTGCGACAGCACCGGCGCCGGGGAATTGCGGGTCGTCTGCGTCGCGGTTCTTTGCCGCTTGCAAATCGACGGCGTGTCGTGCACCCCACGCGTTCGCCCGAATAATCTTGTCGTCACTGATCTGACCTTCTGCCATTAGTCGCGCCTCGCGTAAGGTCTGGTCTGTCAGGCCGTCACCACCGAGACCTTCACGGTTGTACTCCAAACCTTTGCGTGCGGCGTCTTGTATATATTTCGGAACCGCGGGTGCACGCATCTCCCCACCAGGCTCCATGTTCT